GCGGATATCAACGGCATCCGCCGCCAGTTCATTGACGACATGGCAATGGACAAGGTACCGGAAGCCATCACTAACACGTTCATGCACGGTGGGCTATGGGGCACCCTCGCAGCCAAGGTGGTTGTTGAGGAACAGAACACCACCCTAGCCACCAAAGACGAAAACGGCAAGTACATCATCGCACACGAGCCGCGAGTAGCGGTCAAGGTCGTAGCGATACCTCCGATGGAGCTTATCCCCGACCCGGATGCAGAATTTGTCGATGATATGCTCGGAATCGTACATGAGGTCACCAAGCCTCGCGCTTGGTTGCTCCAACAGCCGTACGGACGGGCATACGCCGCAAGTATCTCTCGGGTACCGAACCATGACGAAAATAAAGTCACGCTAGGCGACCCGGAGGCTCTGATTGCCTCCCAACCCAACCAAGTACTTGTCACAGAGTACCACGGGCTTGTACCAAAAAGGCTTCTCCCGGCAAATGCACCCAAGCCGCGCATAGTAGATGCACTGGCGGCAGCAGAGATCGAGACCTCCAGTACGGCGGATTCTCGGGGAGAATTGGACGACGACGGTGAAATGGTGGAAGCCATCGTCACCATCTTCGATAAGAAGGCCCAAGGAAGGGCAATCGAAAACCCCTTCATCCACAACGACCGCAGCATCGTAGCCGCGCCGTTCGAGCGCGTACCGGGCCGATTTTGGGGTCGGGGCGTCATGGAGAAGGGCTACAATCCACAGAAGGCACTCGACGCCGAAATCCGTACCCGTATGGATGTTATGGCGCTCATCGCAAACCCGATGCTTGGTGCGGACCAGACCGCCCTCCCTCGTGGTTTCGACCTTCGCGTACGACCGGGGAAGGTATGGCTGACCAACAGTTCGCCAAAAGAAGCGTTACACCCAATGGCGTTCCCGAATTTGGACCCTGCAAGTTTTTCGCAGACCTCGGAAATGGAGAGGATGGTTCAGATGGGAACTGGTGCGATGGACACTGCAACCCCGCTGGAGGCAAACCGTCGAAACGAAACCGCAACCGGTACCTCGCTAATTGCAGGCACGTTCGTCAAGAGGTCCAAGCGAGCGCTTCGGACCATAACCAATAGCTTCCTGAACCCGCTGATCCAGAAGATCGTGTGGCGTCGGATGGACTACGACACGACGAACTACCCGCAGGACTTCAACTTCCGCGTGTCCAGTACCCTCGGTATCGTGGCACGGGAGATCGAGCAGAACCAGATGACGAGTCTGTTGCAGTACGCGCAAGGCAAGCCGACGACCTCGAATGTACTCATTCAGGCGATCTTCGACAACAGCGCCTCTCCCTACAAGGCAGAGATCGCGCAGGCGCTCAAGTCGGACGCACAACCCGACCCGGTGCAGCAGCAGATGGTGCAACTCCAGCAGCAGGTAGCACAGCTACAGGTACAGGAGCAGGCGGCGAAAGTACAGCTTACCCAACAGGACGCGGTGAAGCGTTCGGTTGAAGCCAAGAAGCTCGAATCCGATATCTTCGTGAACATTGCCAAGATCAAGGAAATGGAGCGCAGTGGGCAACTCGACGCTGCGGGGCAGCAGATCGAGGTCGCACGACTGATGAAGGAACTCGAAGAAGTCCGCCAGTTCGCCCGACAAATTGACGTTTCCATGATGAAGGTCATGGCAGACGCGAACAAACCACAAGGGGGAAACAGTGGGAAAGATAGCGATTGATCGAGCCGCCCTCACGGGCGACCAAGTACAAGAACTCGACCGGTGGGAGCAATTCTTCCACGGTCCAATCTGGCGGGATATCGTCACCCGGTTCAACCCGGAGATCGAAGGCCTCCAGAACTCGTACCACAACGTTGTAGGTGAACAAATGCTCGGGCGCACCCAAGGTGCTCTCAGCGTCTACTACCGCATTCTGGTACACCTTCCAGACCTTATCCATACGGAATTCCTCGTGAAGACCGGACAGATAGGCGCGGATGAGGGTCATAGCGAAGATGACCCGGTATCCCCGGAAGATTGGCGTCGTTAGGCGATGGCGCGCATCATCCGAGATATCCGCTGTAACGATTGTCTTACAGTTACCGAACATTGGATCAGCAAAGAGGAATTAGCCTCCCTCAATTGCCCCGAGTGTGGTAGCTCTGATATGACCGTTATGATCGGCGCTCCGCATTTTGGAATCACGGCATCGGTTGCCAACGGTCAGGCGTCCTCGGACGGAATGACCACCGGCATCGACAAGTGGGAAAAGATGCGGAAACAGAAGCAGAGAATCGAGAAGCGGAACTTAGAGCGTCACGGCACTTACGACTAGGTTCCCACACCCACGAACTGCTATAACTTTGCACAACCCGTAGGCACGGGCGCATATTGGGAGAAAGCCATGCCAGCACAAATCGTACCCGAGTTAGACGATAGCGGACAGCCGCTAGAAACTGAAGCCGACCTTTCGGCACTTGAAGCTCAACCGCCGGAAAAGCAGGTAACACAACCTGAAATACCGGTACTCGACGGAGAAGACATACCCGAGAAGTACCGAGGAAAGTCAGCAGCAGACCTGCTGGAAATCGTCCAGAACCAAGAGTCCCACATCGGACGACAGGGAACGGAACTCGGAGAGCTTCGCGGCCAAGTCGGTACCCTTCGGGGACTGGTTGACCAGTCACTCGCACTACGAGAAGATGGCATAAGCCGTACGGATCAAGTCGGGACGGAAGACGACCTGACAGACGACCAGTTCATCACCGATCCACGAGACGCGGTAACGAAAACTGTGAAGCGCGAAACGCGAGATCAAAACGAGCGTTTGGCCCGGTTAGAACAGCAAAACGCCGCCCTCGACTTCAGCCGGAAGTACCCGGAAGCACAGAAGGATGTAGAGTCACCCGAGTTTGTAGGCTTCGTTCAGAAGTCCCGCGTTCGCGGTACCCTCGCCCATCGAGCATTCAGCGACATGGAGAACATCGACTTCAACGCAGCCGAGGAACTTTGGGAACTGTGGGAGGACTACAAGTCCATTCACCCCGCTGATTCCGACCCGGTACTCGCTTCACAAGAAGCCACGTCTCAAACGGTAGAACCTACCGACGAACCCAAGGCCGTACCTTCAATGGTTACCCAAGGCTCCAGCGGGGACGTAGGTGGTTCCACAAAACCCATATACAGTCAAGCCGCCCTGAACCGCCTGCAAGTGTCCGACCCCGATACCTATTGGGCTGACGACACCCAGCGTAAGATCGATGGAGCACGCGCCGAGGGGAGGGTCGTTGACGACACTTAGGAAGCAAAGCTATGGCTACAGCCTTCACCTCTGGTGATTTTATTGCCTCCACCACTTCGGGAGAAGCCGCAAGTTTCGTCCCCGAGCAGTGGTCGAACGAGGTAATTGCACCTTACAAAGCCAGTCGCGTCCTCGCCGGACTGGTTACCCGATGGAACTTCGTCGGGCAATACGGCGACACCGTTCACGTACCTACGTTTGTACGTGGTTCCGCTAACACCAAGAGCGCAGAGAACGTCGTTACGCCGAACGTAACCAACTCTACGCTGACGAACGTTAGCATTGACAAGCACATCGAATACACGGTACTGATTGAGAAGTTTGCAGAAGTGCAATCTATGCCCTCACTGCGCCGAGCGTACGTCGATGACGCCGGTTACGCAATCTCTCGCAAGATTGATTGGGACTTGCACCTGCTTGGTCGCAGCAACGTTGTGACGACTCCCGCAGTCGGCGGTAACGTCTCCGGTGAAGAATACGGCGATGCCGTAATCGGCTCCGACGGCACGACCGCTTGGGACCAGACGGCGAATTCGTCTGCTGGTAACGCCGCTGCACTGGCTGACGCTGGTGTACGTCGTCTGCTCCGTTCGATGGACGACAACAACGTATCGATGGAAGGTCGTGCGTTCGTTATCCCGCCCGTCGAGCTTGAGTCTCTACGTGGCATCGCTCGCTTCACGGAGCAAGCGTTCACGGGTGAAAGCGGCAGCGCTAACACCATCCGCAATGGTCTGATAGGCGACCTCTATGGTACGCCGATCTACGTTACGTCGGGTTGCCCGTTCGTACACGACGGCGCTAACAGCGCGGACCAGCGCGCAGGTTTGCTCCTGCACAAAGCAGCCTTTGTGCTGGTTGAGCAGCAGCGGGTCGAAGCGGTACAGGCGTTCCTGTCCGAATTCCTCGCCACTCAGTTGACGTGGCACACCATTTATGGTGTCAAGGAAGTTCGTGCAACGAACGTAATTCCGTTCATCGTACCGAGCTAACCGGTACTCACCTAATTAGGTTCGGAGGGGAGGCACAGCCCCTCCACTTCTTTCTTGACTTGTGGAGCCTTCCTGAATGGCCGGATTTACCCGACGTAACAAACCGTTGAAAGGCAGCGTCGGTGCCGGGGAACTCAGTGACTTCGCAATATCGAATCCCGCAGCAGGCGATCTCCTGATCTACGATGCCGTAGACGGTAAATGGGAGAACGGTAAGACCCTAAGCGGGAGCTACACCATCGGTGGTACGTTGACGGCTGGCGCGTTGAGTGTCGATAACAACGCAACCATTGGTGGTAACATTACGCTAACCGGCGCTCTCGACGCTACGGGGAACATCGAGACGGGTGGCACCCTCATTGTGCAGGGAGCTACGACACTGCAATCTACACTTGCAGTTACCGGTGCGACAACTCTATCTTCTACGTTAGGCGTTACCGGTACTCTCACGGGTAGCGCCTTTTCTTTTTCTGGTAACGGTACAGTAGCCGGTACCCTCGGAGTGACGGGCAACGTCACCATGAGTGGGGATGCCAGCGTAACCGGTACCCTGACGGTAGGTGGACTCTCCATATCCGGTCTGCTCACCGTAGACGACCTCGTAGCGAACAACAGCGTATCCGCTGTCTTTATCTCCGGTACCTCGATCTCCGCTGACACCGGTTCCTTCACGACGCAGCTTGACACCAGCAAGCTCATAGTAGAGGGTACCCTTGAGATCGAAACCACGTTCGGTAGCCCCGACGAGACGTTCATCACGTCCGTATCTGAGGGAGGTCTGATTACCTTCCGTGGGTACGAGGATACCAACGACCCCGGCACAATACGCGAACTTTACACCATGTACCCCGGTACCACGGGCGTACGCCACCAGTGGAAAGTAGACGACGAAGACCGGTTCGAGATATACGACGCAAACACTTGGATGAAGGATACCGACACCGATATCGATATCGGGCACGTCGTATCCAACAGCGTCAACGGAGTTAGCCTGTGGGCACGTAGCTCCGCTGCCGACCACGACGTAATGCTCTCCCACAGCAGCACCGGTGGAGTTACCGGGGACGCGATCCTCGACGCTACCGACGGTGGAGCTACCCGCCTGTACTACAACAACCAGGGTGTCACACGCACGGAGCAGAGTGGTCTCGGTCTGATCGACCAGAGCGCAGGCGGCTCGCGCCTCGTTGGGCGCACAAGCGGTCTGGTAGCCCAGTGGGATATCCGAGAAGATGTATCCGCTACACAGGTCGAGATCAACAGCTTCATTCACGGCTACCCCATCACCGCTATCGGTGAGGATGCCGGAGGTACTGCCAAGACTCTGTGGTGGGCTGACCCGGACGCAGACTTCCGCGCCTACCAAGCAGGCAACGTAGCCCTCGCTACGACCGCTACCGGCGCGAAGGTACAGCACCCGACCGGCAGCACCCCGCTGCTGGAGTTCATGGACAACGGTGCCTCACGAGTAGGCTACCTCCAGATGCAGTCCTCCAACTTCGTACTGGAGAACGAACAGACCTCCGCACACTTCCTGCTGTACAGCTACAATAGCGTCCCGACGCGAACCCTGATGGCAGAGTTCGACCCGGACAACGGGGCTGACTTCTACCATACTGGTTTATTAGCAGGCGGTACTCAAGCCTCCGGTATGCTCAGCCAAGACACGAGCGGCAGTAACCCCTCTCACTTGTGGTGTACCGATGCAGGTACCTCCGTAGGTCGCATCCGCCACGACGGTACTGACCTTCTTATCGAAGCTCTGAATACTAGCGGTGGTCTCCAGTTGATCGGTGAGGATGCTCTTAGCGCAGCTATCACCTTCATCGACATGATACCCGACGACGGGATCGACTTCTACGCAGAAGACGACGCGGCAGGTTGGGGTGTGTACGCCTCTCTGGAAGACGCAGACGGAAACGGTGGCAGCTTCAACGTATTCGGCACGAACCCCTCCTTCCAGTTGTGGGATTCTAATACGCTGACCGACCGGTACTTCCTCCTTCGACGCGCCGCTGGCGGTGGCAAGATTAACATGCGAGCGGAGCATAAGGGAGACGACTTCGAGCTAACTACCCGCAACGACGCGGATGATAGTCAAGATGTTCAGATTAAGCTGTACGCGGAGACGGTAGCCACGAACGATGCCTACCTCGAATTGTACCACAACGCCGTCGCTACCGTGCGTACGCAGAGTGAGCAGCTTGAGGTCTACGAAGATACCGCCTGGCGCGAAGTGGTTGTCCGCTCTGAGGGTAGCTTCACTCCAGCCTTCACCTTCGCTACGCCCGGTGACCTGAGTATCACCTACAGTAAGCAGGAAGGGTACTACTGGAGGGACGGAGACCTAGTATACTTCCGTCTCAGGGTTGGCTTTACTGGTGCGAACTTCACGCACACCACCGCATCCGGTAACGCTCGTATCACAGGCTTACCTTTTGATGTAGACACCACCAACGGCGGTACTCCGCTCTATGAGGCACAGGTATCCAAGGCCAACGATGGTTGGGGTAGCGCAACGCTCACAGACTATGTGATGGTTAAAGGCTACAGTCCGAACGGACAAAGCTTCATTCAGATATTCTCAGATGGTCCAGACCAGACCAGTACCACTTGGAAAGTAGACGAATTTGGCAGTGGCAATTCTGGTGTCTTACGTCTCTACGGTTTCTACGCGACCTCGGACGCACACACTTAAACTAGGGGGAACCTAATGGCTAAGAAAGCAGCATCGAAACCGCAAGTACCTGAAGCCGAACTGACGGCACAGGACGCGCACAACATCCTCATGCTCCTGAATAGGGCAGAGACCAAGGGCATCCAAGAGGCGCAAGTCCTCCTGCACGTCTGCGGCAAGCTCGACGCTATTCGCGGGAACTTCGAGGTACAAGAGGAAGACAATGGCGAAGACGTTTCTTCAATTGACTAACGAGGTAGGCAAGAACCTGCGACGGTCCACCGGCTCTACGTGGACCGCCGTAGATACCAACGCCGACCAAATCTTCATCCAGCAGGCTATCAACGAAGCCAAACGGATGGTGGAGGACAATTGGGAGTCCGACGCTCTCACTGTCTCCATGACCTTCAGCTCCGTCGCTAGTCAACACTCCTATGAGTTGGCTACGGCGGGTACCCCGAACGCCACCGACCGCGCCGCGCCTGTACGCAGCAAGCGCGACTACCGGCTCCAGCTATACGATGTAACCGACAATGAGTACCAATTCAACGAGTGCTCCCGAGAGTACGCCCAAAAGATCGAGACTCTTGACACGAACACTGTTGCGAAGCCGACGCAGGCGGCTGTCTACCCGAGCAAGACCGGACTCGTCGTCCACTTCCCGTGGGCACCAACCGGCGTCCGCAACTACAAAATCTACGTCAAGAATCCGCAGGATGATTTCGGTTCTTCTGACGCCTCGACGGAGCTCACTGTACCGTGGCGTCCTGTGGTCCTCGCAGCGACCGCTCTTGCTGCGGAAGAGCGCGGGGAAGAGCTCGGACTAGACGCGACCCGCTGGTGGGATCAGTACCAGGACGCTCTCGGTAGCATGGTCGCCCGAGAGTCCTTCGAGCACGACCTCACCCTTGTCGCGGAAACCACTGACTACATCAACCCGTTCTAATGCCGAAGCGTAAACTCAAGCAAAAGACACCTACGATCTCGACACCCCTGCTCAACGCAGGGTTCTCGGGCCTGAACACGGAGCTTCCAATGACGGAAGGTATCCGCAACCCGACGTGGGCTACTGTACTTGACAACGCGGTCTATGACGACAAGGGGCGTATCGCCCTCCGCAAAGGGTACTCGGTAGACACCACCACCCCGATCTACGGTGGCGCAGCCACGTACGACTCAGGCGGTCGGTGGAGCCAAGCCTCGACGGACATTGGCACCGGCAGCAATAGCAACCGTATGCTGGTCGTGACGTGGACCTCCAGTACCACGATCACCGGCATCGAGTACGGCGGTCAGGCAATGACGCAGATCGGTACCACTAGCTCTGACTCCAGTGGTACCGGCACGCAGTACTACTCGGTATGGTACCTACTGGAAACGGGCATAGCCGCAGCCACCGGTAGCCTCCTGCTCACGCAGGGAGCCAGCACGGGTGGCGGGGCGTACTGGTTCGCATCGGCCGCTGCACAGCAGGAGCCTGCGTGTGCCGTCAACCACGTTGCAGACGCTCAAGGCACCGGTCCCCACACCATCACAGGCGGTGAGACGACCACGAACATCGGTAACGGCACCGTGTCCCCCACGGGCGCTCTCCTGCTCCTTGGAGGCGACTGCCTCGGTACTTGGGGTGGTGAGACAGCTACGTGGTCTCCCTCCGTTGAGACGCAGCGAGGGGACGACGCAGGCAACGGTGGTACCAACTGGACAGCCCTCACGGTCAGTACCAACGAGGACGTAGCCTGTACCTTCGGGGCAGACAACACAGAGCCGTGTGCTATCGTGGCGGTAGGTATCACCAGCGCTACCGCAGCGAACAACGCCGGTATCAAGGTACTCCATGAGTTCCTGCTCAACGACGGTACCGAGCGTATCCTCGCCTTCACTGACGACCACCGCATCTTCCAGAGCACCGACGACGGTGCCACCTTCAGCGACGTAACCCGCCTGCTCACGACCACGACTACCAAGTGGTCCTTCGTGAACTTCAACGGGTACTGCTACGCCACCGCTCCCGGTCACAAGGTATGGGAGCTACAGGACACGGGCGGCTTCACTCAGGTAACCGGCTCGAACGCCACTCGTGGCGTACTGCTGGCTGCTTTCGGTCGCCTGTGGGCGACACGGGATGGTAGCTCCGCTATCGACTACAGCGCACTGCTGGACGGTACCGACTGGTCGGGCACCGGATCGGGCAGTATTGACACGGCGAACGTTTGGACCCAAGGGTATGACCGGGTACGGGCGCTCGCCGCTTTTGGTTCTACCTTCGTCGCTTTCGGGCGCAACCACATCCTGATGTACGTAGACGGCTCCGGTTCGGTACTCGGTATCGACCCCGACAATATGTACGTCGTGGACACGGTGGAGGGTACCGGTATCCAAGAGAAGGACTCCCTCGTGAACATCGGTGAGGGTGACCTCTGGTTCATCAGCGGTGCCGGGTTGCAGTCCCTATCCCGCGTTGTGACGGACAAGAGCAACCCCCTCGTCACGCTCTCCCGTAATCAGGAAGCCAAGCTCCGCGACCTCATGAGCAACCAGACCGGGGAAGCCAACAGCGTACAGGGTGTGTACTCCCCCGAGGAACACATGGTACTGTTCTCCTTCACCGGAGACAACGAGTACCTGATGTACGACACGCAGCGCCGGTCTGTCGAGGACGGGAGCTACCGCTGCGCCCTGTGGACGGGCATGTCAGACCGCGAGGCGGTACTGGTACGCCGGAACGGGGACGTGATATTTGGGCTGACCTCGGGCGAGGTAGCCACGTACCAGAACTACCGGGATGACGCCGGGAGCGCCGACACGATCTACGAGCTTGTGTACGCTACCCCGTGGATGGATGCCGGTGAGCACAACAAACTGAAGATCAGCAAGGGATTCTACGGGCACTTTTATGGGCGTGAAACGCTTACTGCTACTGCTCGTTGGGCTTTTGATTTTCGCCCTCTTGAGTTCTCCGAAACCTTCACCAACGACTACGTATCAAGCGGTGCCGAGTTCGGGGCTGGGGAGTTCGGTGAGGACGAGTTCGGCACGGGACACCGGTTCCGCCGACAGTACACGTCCGGCATGGGGGAAGGACAATTCGTGAAGCTCTGGATCACCATTCAGAGCACAGACGTTGACGCAGTTGTGGCTATCCAAGAGGTAGGCATGACCCTCAAATACGGGCGACAAGTATGAGCGACTACACCATAACCACAGACTTCTCGGCAAAGGACGCGCTACCTACGTCCGACCCGGAGAAGCTGGTTCTAGGCTCGGACCTCGACGTAGAGTTCGACGCCATTCAGGTAGCGACTGCCACCAAGTACGACAGTAGCGACATTGCTACTCTCGCGCAAGCGCAGGCAGGTACCTCCAACGAAACACTGATGACACCCCTCCGGGTAGCGCAGCTACTCTCCGGTGGTGGCGTCGGTGATGTCGGCTCCATCGGTCTGAGTGACCCCGGTGCCGACCGCATAGCCTTTTGGGATGACTCCGCTAACGACGTCGCCTGGCTGACGGTCAGTACGGGTCTGACTCTCTCGGGTACTACCCTGACGACCGACGACAGTGCCATCTTGCACGACAGCCTCTCCGGGTATGACTCCAACGACCACATCGACCACACGACGGTCACCCTGACCTTCACGGAGGGGGTACAGTGGTCCTCGGGTGGTACCGATATCTCAGCCTCCGCTACCGGTAAGCTGGACTTCTCCGGGCTGACGCAGGAGACCACGCTCGACGGTACGAACGACATGGTTGCCTTCTACGACGCCTCCGCAACCGCCCACCGCAAGGTACCGCTGGACTCCCTGATCGGTGACGCCCTCGGAGACGGCAACTGGTACCGGAATGCTACGCAGTCCATCAGCAGCACGGACAGTACCGTTGTGTTCAACACGGAGCGGTACGACTCACTGACCCGAGGTACCTATAGTACCAGTACCGGTGTCTACACCGCAGGTAGCGCCGCTTGCCGTATCCTGATCCACGCACACGCTGTCATTGACGGTCAGGCTGCGGGTGAGGACAGTGCTATGAAGATTCGCCACAACGGTACCACCACACGCGGTACCCGCCTCAAGACGAACCGTGGTAAGTACGGGGCATCTAGCTCCAGTATCGAGATTATGATGGTCCTGTCCCTAGCCGCAACCGACACCGTTGAGATACGGATGAACAACGACGGAACCAAGAACATCCAAGCCACGAACACTTGGCTGGATATCGTGGAGCTTGGCTAGTGGCTGAACCGTACGACACCATCAACGCCATCGGGTCCGGGCCGGACTACTGGTGGCGCTTTGCCGGTGCCAGTGCTACTGCGGTCACCAACGAGGGTAGCGAGGCTGCTCTCGCTTGGGCAGAGACCATCAACGACACCGCTGACTTCACGTACCAGCACAGTACCAACGCTCGCGGAGAGGCGAACCGTGGGTTCCACGTCGGCGCGTCAAACCTTGACGCCGGTATCGAGACCCCCACTGCCCTCCAGAACCAGGACGCCAAGGGTACGATCATGGTGGTCTTCCGCGCTACCTCCGCGAGCCCCGTTTGGCCCCGGTGGACGGCAGGCGTATCGGACGGTAACTACGATTTACACGTAAACGACTTTAGCTGTTCCGCCGCAGGTTCCCTTGAGTACCACATTCAGGACAGCGGGGCGGACGACGAGCGGTGGAATTCTACCAGCAACGTATCCCCGGCTCCCTCGGACCAGCTACACCACTCGATAGCGATTGTACCGCCGACCGGTACAAGTGGTAACGCAGAGTTGTACTACGACGGTAGCGTTGTCGCCGTCACCTTTGACGACTTCGGCGCGGACGATGTAAACAACAATCACTGGATGGACAACTACTCCGGCGAGCAAGCCCATTGGGGCGCACGCCCCAGTGTAGGGGGCGAAGACATGACGAACCTTGTTGTCTACGAGTTCCTAATATGGAACGAGCGGCTGACAGCACAACAGGTATCCGACGCTCACGACGTTTTGTTCGCCGCAAACCCTTTCACCACGAAGACTACCCGCCGGGTCGGTCGTCGTCTATTCTCAAACCAACACGACTAAGATGGCACTAATGAGCAAAGAGCAGCTACCGCAGCACATGGCGGATTTGGGGGCAGTAGTAAGTACCGCAGCAGTGGTTACCTATAGCTTCACAGACATTCTACACGGCGCGGCACTTGTCGTGGCTATCGTATCCGGTAGCCTAGCGGCAGCATGGCACACCTACAAATTTTATCTTGAGTATCGCAACAGGGGGAACGATGCGAGCAATGCTGATAAATAATCCTGAACTGGCGCAAGCGATCCTATGCGAAGTGTACGAGCAGGTAGCGGAGGACAACGCCCCGCATCCGAGTACCCTAGACCTTACGGGTATTCCCGTCATCGCTCTCCGTGGGGACGAAGGCGTACACGGGATAATGATGATGCAGCCGTTCGGCTTCAACAGCACGATAGTAGGGGTAGCGATCCGTCCTGACTACTATGGACACAAAGAGAACATCGAGCTTGTACGCAGGGGGGTGGCACAATGCGCGGAGATAACGAACGCACCGAAATTCCTGATGGCGATTCCGACGGAGGACAAATCTACGCTGCGGCTCGCGCAACAGGTTGGGTTCAAAAGGGAAGGGGTGATACGCAACAGCTTCCTGCGAAACGGGAAGATGATCGACCAGTACTTAGTCGGGATCAGCGTGTAGCCCATCACAAGAACCGGATGCAAGCCCTAGAGCAGAGCATCATTGACGAGCTAGAGCTTGTCGAGTTCGAGACAGAACACATATTCGCAAAGGGGACGTACACTCGGGTACTACACGTACCTGCCGGACACGTCCTGACAGGACACATTCACCGGGAGTCCTGCATCAACATCGTTGTCAAAGGCAAGATGAAGGCGGCAACCTCCGAAGGTGACAAGCTGGTACAGGCAGGCGACTACCTCGTCTCCGGTCCCGGCGAGAAGAAGGCGGGATACGCCATTGAAGATACGACGTGGATCAACGTGTTCCCGAATCCCGATGACACTGAAGACGTACCGAAACTACTGGACCGTCTTTGTTACATGGAAGGGTACGAGCAGTTAGAACGCGAGACCCACGCACAACTAGATTTCTTTGAGGATTAATATATGTTAGGAGCATTACTTGCAGCGGTCGTCGGCGCAGCCGGTGCCGCTTCCGCCTCCAAAAAAAGCGCGGACGCAGCCAAAGACGCTCGGCGCGCAGCACAGTTGCAGCCGTTCGCAGTAAACACACCCTTCGGTAACGCGAGTATCGAGCGTGGTAACCTGACGGTACAAGATGCCGCCGGTACATCACTTGCTCCCGGCTTTGCAGGCTTCGCCGGTACTGCGTTAGACCGGTCACAGCAGGCTATCGGAGACTTGGCACCGGGGTTGAACCTCGACCCGTCTCAGGTACTCCAAGCCGCAGCCGGTATCGGGGCACCGACCGCCGCCGCCTTCCAAGGCGCAGGCGCTAACTTCATCGGTGCCGGTCAGGGCGCACTATCCGCTCTCGGTACCTTCGACCCACAACAGTTTGCACAGCAGCGCTTCGACGCTCTCTCCGAGCTGGCCCGACCGGGTGAAGAACAAGCCGCTTCCTCCCTCGCCAACCGACTGTTCGCCCAAGGGCGCGTCGGGGGAGAAGACACAGCCGGTGGTCGCGCCTTCGGTGAGCTTGCACAAGCACAGTCCCGCGCACAGACGGTGCGCGGCATCCTGTCTCAGCAGGCAGCTATGCAGGAAATGCAACAGCGCATCGGCATGGCTGGACAGCTTCAGGGCTTCGGCGGACAGGCGTTCCTTCAGGGACAGCAAGCGGCGAATTTGGAGCAGGCTCGTTTCCTCGCCGCCCTACAGGGTGGTGGCATGACGCAGGGCTTCAACCTCCAGAACATCCAAGGTCTTCTTGGTCTCGGTCTCTCAGGTACCCAAGGGATACAGGAGGCGTTCGCACCTTCCCGGTCTGCAATTCAGGCACTACTCGGTGGGGCGGAATTACAGATGGGGGGCAACGCTACCGCAGCGCAGGCAATCATGCAGGGCGGTAACGCACAGGCTAACCTGATTGGTAACGCTACGGCGGGACTGGCGGGAGGCTTGATGAACTTCGCCACCCAAAAACACTCAGGAGGTGGCTAATGGCTGACCAACTCTCCGATACATTCAACCCGTTCGGACTTACCGACTCGCGCACCCTTGAGGACCGGCGACGGGCACGACGGATGGCGGAAGCGGCGCAGCGCCGCAACCGTCTCTCGGGTATGGACCTTGCAGGAGCGGAGGCAGGTAACGCACTTGGCTTCATCCTGGGCAAGGCGCTTACCCGTGCCGGTGTCATCAAGGACATAGAGGGCGAACGTGCTACCGCAGTCGATAAGGCCGCGAAGGACGCACAGGCGGCATTCGATCAGATACCAGAGGAACAGCGGGAGAAGGGATCGTTCGGTACCGCGATACAGCGCCGACGTACCCTCATCGCACAGCTTGAGGAAGCCGGTCTCCAGAAGGAAGCCGACACCGTACGTACTCAGTTGATCGACCTCCACGACCAGCAGGCAAAGTTCCGCAAGCTGAACGCGGAGACGGAACGTCTGGACCTCCAGATCGACCGAGAGCGGGAGGAACTGGGCCGTACCAAGAAGGGACTGCGGGAGAAAGATGAGCTTACACGGCTCCAGAACGCCCACGCCCTGCTGGATATCTCAGACCCGGTTCAGGCAGCACGAGCCGATCAGATCATGTCACGGATCGACAAAATCACCACCATTACCGGTACCACTGAGTTCGACCCGTCCGCCAGCGATAAAGTTACTCTGCGTAAGCTTGAGCAGTCCTTGTTCGACAACCAGCGAGCACTGGATGGCTTTGTACTCGCTTCTGATGAGTACGACCCGAGCTTCCTGACTCTCGGTACTCAGATCAAGAACTTCGCCGTGAAAGCGGTGGAGATCGCAGGTCTGCCTATCTCCGAGGAAGCGAAGCAAGGTCTCCGTGACTTCACCGCGTTCAGGCAGCGCACCAGTATCAACCTCAACGCCTACATCAAGGCGATCACGGGTGCTCAGATGAGTAACCCCGAGGCTACCCGTCTGCGGAAGGACGTACCGACTCAGGACGACTCTCCTACGGAGTACAAGCGTAAGCTGGGCCTCACCCTTGAGCGTCTGCAAGCCGTACGTAGCCGTGGCGTAGCCGCTATGGGAGCCGCTGGTGATCGCCAGGAGTTCCTGAAGATAATGACGACCTCTCTGGATGAGTTCATTGAGATGCAACCGGAGCAGGACGACGCTACAACAGCACGCGCCGACGCAGAGCGCGCACTTGCAGACCTAGAGGCGGTACTCAGGCAGGGGCAGTAATATGGCAGAAGCACAGTTTGATACCCGCGCCAAGATTCAGTCGGTAGCCTCCGCGCTACAGGCGGAATTGAACAAGCCGGAAGACCAGCAGGATATCGACTTCATTCGTCGGTCGTCCGCTGTCATCCGTGCGTTCAAGGAAAGCGGTGTACAACAACCGGAAGGCGGTGGGGTACCGGCATTCGACGGGGAGCCGGTCGCCGCAAAGCAGGGACCGGAGGTACAGGGTATGCCCACTACCATCGACCCCAAGCAGCAGCTTGCCACACGGCAGGCTATCATGGCAGCGAAGAACCGTGGTCAGGATATCGTCAACTTCCTGAAGCGTCCCTTCCTAGACGAAGCGGAGCAGCGGGAGCTTGCCGAGGAAACTCGGGTACAGCGAGCGCAGGAGCAGCTACAGCTAGAGGGTAGCGCACAGGCGTCCGGCGTAGACCCGAAGGAACTGAAACCCGCAGAGTTTCTCGGCGGCATCGCCCCCGACGTAGCCTCGGGTGCCCTTGGCGGTCTGCCCCTCGCACGTAGCCTACCGGGTATGGTAGGTAGGGTAGCGACGGAGGCTGGCATCGGTGCGGTACTCGGCGGTAGCCTGGTACCACTGGATGAAGACCCCACGAACGCAGCACTGCTCGACGGTGGTATCACCCTCGGCCTCGGTACCCTCACGGAGATACCCGGACTCGCTGGTGACTTCCTCAAGCGGGAGATACGCGCCGCCCGGAACAGTACACAGGATGAGCACCTTCAGCGCATCAGCGCCGAGAGTGGCATCGACCTAACCATCGGGGAGAGGACGCAAGTACCCGCTGCGGTGGTAGCGGAGCGGAACGTGCCTGCTCGCCCCGAAGGTCCACGCGCTGTTTTCCTGAAGAAGCGGAAGGAACAGTTGACGGGTGCCTTCAACCGGTTCGAGGAAACTCTGAACCCGGAGGCTATGCCCTCCAGCCAGATCATCGCGGAGACCCGACAGGCGTACGACAATACCATATCTGGTATGTCCAAGCTGGCAAGCCAGCAGTTCCGCAACAACATGGAAGACGTGGTTACCGGTGTCGGTGCCCGTATCGACCACGAGGGTCGGATAGTAGGTGGCTTCAAGTTCATCCAGCCGACGGAGCTCGTCTCCGAGTTGCAGACGCAGCGCCGCCTGCTGGCATCGCAGCCTCTCTCGGACGCGAACCGCTTTGCCCTTCAAGACTTGGACCGAGAGATAGCTCTCATCAAGAAGCACGGTCTCGATCTCGGACAGACGCAGCGGCTCCTGGCGGACCTCGCGCAGCGTAACGCTCCCTCCGGTATCGTAATCAAGGATAACAGTCAGGCAGGGGAAATTCTGTCCAGCGGCGCGGTACAGCGCGCCTTGAGCCGTGACTTAGACCGCATCGCCCTCGGTGGTGCAGACCAGCCCGAGGAATTCGCGGCGGCTGTATCACAGCTACAGCGCTCCCGCAAGGAGTTCGCCGGGGACCGGGCAGAGATAGACGCCTTCAAGAACACCGCAGTTGACAAACTGCTCGGCAAGGTGGGTGACCCCACGTCCGGCGACTTCGCGCAGAAGGTTATGGCTCTGGACACGGAAGGGTTCAACACCATGCTCCGTATTGCGGACGAAGCCAACCCTCGGCTGGGCAACGCCATCCGCTCCGTTGTGTTCAAGGAAGTTCTGGACAAGCACACCAAGCTCGGTGTGGTAGGCAGCACCGCTGCCCGTAGCGCACAGGACATTGACGTGAAGGGTCTCACCAATGAGCTAGGTCGGATGCCCATGAGCAAGTTCATGGCATTCACCGGTAGCCACCTTGACCCGTCAGACGCGCAGCACATGCGTAACACGCTCGTAACGCTCCGCGCTATAACAGACGGTAGCGTAGCCGACTCCATCAGTTCTCGCAGCCTACGTGAGCGTATAGAGCAGTACGCGATCAACGCCGCTTCACGGGACGTGGGCTTTATCTCCCGTCTGATGGCTGGTGAAATGTCACCGGGCGTATTCGAGAGGCTGCTGTTCACCAAGCAGGGGCAGGACGCACTCAGCACCCTGAGTCGCCCGAAGATACTCGGACCGCAGTTGGCTCAGTCCATGAGCTACATCCAGTCGGTGTTTGCCGAGGACGAGAAGGCGGTAGAGGAACTGAAGCGCCAGCGGATTATGAAAGGCCTGAACGATCCGAATAGGATGAGGGGTCTATGATGCCCAAGACCTTCTCCCTCGTCAACAGGCAGTGGCGGGTACGGGTCGTCACTAGCAAGCAACTCCGGCGACACTTGGAGACACATTGGGCGGACGATGAGGAACTACTGAACACAGCCGGGAACCTGAAAGGACTCTGCGACCCCGACGCTTCCCGTATCTTCATCAACAAAGACTCGCATACTACACAGGAGGATATGGAGCACACCTATTTCCACGAGCTAGTACATGCTCTGCTGTACGCAGAAGGGATTGACTCCCACGGGCACGACGAGGCTATGGTGGACCGGATAGGCGGCTTCCTACATCAGATTGAAAGGAGTAAGAAATGCTAGAAGTAATCACTCCGCCCAGGGGGAAAGACACATGGGGTAGCGGAGACTTCGGGGCATCCCGAGGAAGCCGACTCCACATGGGAGTGGACTACGAAGCACCGGCGGGAGCAACCCTGCTCTCACCGGTACACGGTATTGTAACGAAGCATGGGTACCCGTACGGTGACGATCTCGCGTACCGGTACATACAGGTACTTGACCCGGACGGGAACCGTCACCGCTTCTACTACGTGACTCCGACAGCGGAGCTACGTGAGGCAGTGTGTGAGGGTGATCCCCTCGGTACTGTACAGAATATTGTACGTAGGTACCCGACGCCCAAGGGCATGAAGAACCATGTCCACTATGAGATCATCGACGCAGACGGGAACTACAAGAGCCCGGAGGGGGAATAGCATGGCATTGGGGATAGGTAACCTACTCGGTAGCCTCGTGGCACCGGTCGCAGACATATTCAAGGCGCGTGAAGCGCGGAAGCTCCAGAAGGCAGAGGCAGAGGCTACGGTAGATCGTATCCTGACGGAAGCCTCGGCACAGGACGCTGCGGTCGCAGGGCAGATCGCCCTCCACCGCGTACAGAACGAGCAGACAAGCTGGAAGGATGAGTACGCACTCATAGTCATATCCGGTCCCTTCGTGGTCGGTATGGTATCGGGTGCGCTTGAGGGAGCCGGTGTGCTCCCCGCCGGTACCACTAACGCTATCATGTCCGGCATGTTCGGGAACCTCGACAACGTACCGGAGTGGTGGAGCAACACCTTCCAAGCAGGTATGCTCTCGGCTCTCGGCATCACGCTCTGGAACAAGGCTAAGAAGTGAAGTACCTTCATCCCTCGGAATGCGGGACGGTACAGATCAGTACTAAGTGCTTAAAATTAGTTTATTATGTATGGCGGTACTTGCGGGTACCTTGGTGCCTACCTCCAATTCTGTGGAGAATAACCCGGTACCCGGTACCATACCGCCGCAGATACATGTGAGATGCCAGTACGGCAAGGCCGGACCGGGGGGACAGCAAACGACAATGGAATGTTTAGACCGCTACGGTAACGCCTTCCGGGTATTCGTACCTACGGGTCCGGTCTGATGGATCACCGGGGGTACAATCCTTGGGTATACCTACCCGAGTACAACGAGCTTTGGCTCGCCTGCGCCAAAGGTGGGACGCAATCGGTGAACCAACTCATTGCTAAGAGGTACGGCATCGAGCTACCCGAGCATACGCGGCACGTCCGGCGCTTCCTAGAGCAGCGTCTAGGGCGCGACAAGATGCAGTGGATGGACGTACGGGGCGCTGGGGAGCTACGCAATGCAGACGCCTACCAGTTGGTAGCCGACCCGCAGAAGCGCTTTGAGAGCCTGTGGAAGAACAAGAGCAGGGACCACGGACCGGGAGTCAACCCGGACATATACGACCTGTCTCCACAGGAACTACTGGAGTACGTGGTGCAGAACCCGTACACCAACCGGCATTGGGCACCGCAGCACATCAACCGGGTACCGCACGGTATGCTGATACCGCTGGAGAACTTCAGTGAGCACCGGCACACGAGTACCGGTGAGGTACCAGAGTACGACCTTGTTGCTTTAATGCAACATTACGAGGAAGACAATTGGTTGAGGGAAGAAGCCCTCGACAAAGGAGAGGCCTATGATGTTACCCGTACGGGCGCGTCGGTGACCACCTGACGTGTGTAGATCGCAAGGGTAAGGTAATGAGATTCATCACGGACAAGGCATAGGAGACACTATGGCAGATATCGAAAAGGGAAAGAATCCCGAGAACCTTCGCTGGCAGGCACCAACCGAGAACGTAGACGGGAGTGCAATCTCCGGTCCGCTCTCGTACAACCTGTACCGACGTAGCCCCGGCGAGACGGAGTACCAACAGTACTTCGTGATAGTCGGAGAGCTACAGTCGGACGGTACCTACGTAGCGCCTATCGAGAACTTCGCGGAGGGTTCCCATGAGATCGTACTCACCACAGTTGATGCAGAGGGGGATGAGTCAGCGTACTCAAACTCCGTGGGTTTTACTGTCGGGGTCGCACCCCGCGCACCCGTACTTCTATAAGGAGAAAGTTTGTACCCTTTGTGGTCGCCGTGGCGATCATACTGCTGCTAACTGCCCTTGGCTAAGGAGAGGCCTATGATGTTACCTGTACGGGCGCGTCGGTGACCACACACCACTCCCAATTGCCCTTGGAAACAGAATCTAATCTCGGTGCGCCTTACGTAAGAGCATAAAAAAGCGGGGCATATAGCCCCGCACGTTTCCCCCCTGACGCCCCCTCGGACTTCCCCCGGTCCTTGGGGGCGTTTTTTTATGCGCGTCGTAACATGGCGCGGCGGGTGTTCTCCCCTAATGATCTTCCCTAGACATGACCCGGATCAATGTTGTTGAGTACGTCCGCCCACCACAAGGCGCGGTCATGCTGGCGGCTACCCTTCCGTGCGTCGTCCAACAACCGATCTACCCGCTGGCTGAACGTCCATTCCTTCGGTAGCTCTCGGAAGTATACTGTACCGTACGTGACGTTGAAGATCACGTCCAGTATCAGACCGGGTACCAGCCCCAGGAACAGACACCACCGGAAGAACTTGGGTACGTCCTCGTAGGTACCGTCCTTACGCATGTGCAGGTACTTGGCTACCGCGAAGAACCAGACCACGAAGTATAGCCATGCGACAATGCCGTACACCGGTATCTCAAGACTCATAACGCTTCTCCAGCTTGCGAGCGGTAACGTCCATGCAGTACTGCGGGTCGATCTGGAATTCCTCACAGGTAGCGAGTACCCCGTACAGTACGTCACCGATTTCTTCGGCAAGGTGCGTCATGTCGATGCCCGGTACCTTGTCGGGACGGTTGCTGAACGCAGCCTTCTTCCAGATATCAGCTACCTTTGCGGCTTCCGTCGCGAGGGTAAGTACCGCATGGGTCTTACGCTCCGACGACGGGAGGCCCGTGTTCCAAGTGCGGCGTACGATACCGCGAAACTTATCCAAATTCACAATCTATACCTCCTATTTGGGTTCATTGTCTTTCCAGTCTCCGTCGTAGTTGCAGAAGTAGGTACGTCCGTCCTCGTCGCATACGTACGTGAACATACTACTCAGTACGCTCTGTACGGTACCCACACGTATCGTCTCACTCCAATGGCAGTTCACCAGTACTCTCTGACCCTCCGTCACCTTCGTCGGTTTCTTCTGGAACGGGATCGCCTGTCCACTCGTCGTCATCTAGGATACCCCCAAACTCATCTTCCTCGGTACGGTTGGGCCAATAGACCTCCGGGTCGTGGCCCTGTACCAGTTCCATCTGCGCCTGCTGTGCGACCGCAATGATCTGGTGTAGGTACCGGGTAGCGAACTCAGCGAACGCCATGATACGGTACTGGAACATCGGGTGTCCCATGTACGTCTTGTCGCTGTCCGGTGCCCGTCCCTCGTGTCCGTGGTACGCAGCGTTACTAAGCCGGTGTCTCTCGATCTTCACGGTGAGGAAATTGTGGGCGCTGTCCTCATCGGGGAAGGGACCATACACCCTGCCTGCCACGCTGCCGTTGGCGAACTGCATCGGTCCACCTTCGATCATCACATAGTCCTGCCCCGCCTTCTCAGACTTTGGCCCGATCTGCTCCAGCAGGGTACCGATCTGCGACAAGTACTGTACTATGTTCATCGTCCGTATACCTCATACCATTTGCTTGTTGCGTCCACATCACCCCGCTCGTCTAGCGGCGGCTCCGGTATCTCTAGGTACCGGCGTAGGTACGGAGCGAAGGCTCCGCGCTTACACTCCTCGGCAGTCCAGATACGGTACGACAGGTTACGCATCCACTGCGGTCGGTCCTCCATAGTCATACCCGGCTGCACGAATCCGAACTCGTGGTCACAGACCGTGGGCCATCCGGCGGCGAACGCCTTGATAGTTGCGCTACTGGAGTACGCCACTACCAGTTCCGGGCGGTAGTGGTTGAGCGCCCGGTGCAACGCACCGTCGCCTGTCATGTTGTCCAGTTGCAGCCCGGTGGTGTCGAAGTCTTCCGGCAGGGGGAACGTCGGGTGCTTGCGTATCACCACGCTGTCCTTCCCGTACTGCTCCACCTTGTCCCGTAACCACTGCCCGTGGTCACTACCGGCTAGGGCTTGGTCTACGTCCCGCTGTGCCATGATGAGGACGGTACCCTCCCCCGTCTGCTGTGGGTCGTCAAGCTGCCACTCGTGGCGCTTGGGGTCGTCCTCGGTCGGGTGATAGAAGCCACCACTCATGGCGAACCCGTCGATACTGATGGAGTACAGGTCGTGCCTGCCCTCGGCTCCCCGGCTCCCGCGCTCCTGCTCGGGACCGCGCTCGTAGAACCCGATCTCCATATAGATTTCGTGGGTACACGGTACCTGCCCTACCCCGTGGGTACCCCAATGGGCATGGGCGAAGTACTCCTGCCGTTCCCGGCTACCGGTCACCGGCATCCGCTCACTCTCCGGTCCGAGACCGAACTGCATCCACGATACCCAAGTACCAGACTTCACCACGCTGTAGCTTGGTCCTAACATCATACGTTATCCCCTTCGTCATTCTTCAGCCACGGGTGAAGCTCCACGAACTTGTGCGGAGACTTCACCGCGAACCATACCAACCGAAGATGATTGATACGGTTGCTACGATCCATCGGGTACTTCTTGGGTACCATGAAAATCTGTACCAGTACCAGCAGCCCAAGTAGGGTACTGAAGGTACCAGCCAGCGTCAGCACGTTCAAGAATATATCAACCACGCTTGCCTCCTATTATGTTGCACCACACCCTACCGGCGAGGATGCGGCACTCGCACCGCACTTCCTCTTTGCTCACGTCGAACTTGCAGTTCTCGGAAAGCTGGGTGTCACCCAAGTCCTTCAACCCCTCCACTTCCTCTTCGTCCGGCAGGCTCTCGCAGCCTACCAGCAAGAGTACCGCTAGTACCAGTCCTCTCACTTGTGGTTGTACCCACGAGTCAGGTACATGGCGCAGACTGCTCCGAGTCCGCCGCCGATACCTATGGGGAGTACCGTTTCAAGGGCAACCCCCCTCTCCGCTACTGTGAAGATAACAAATACCTCCACAAGTGCGAGCAGATGGCTGGTCAAGAAGGTGTGTACATACTTTAGGTACTGTACGTTCCGCTGCTGTATAGCCTTCAGGCCAATGAAGACAAAGTTTGCGGCGAACAGCCCTATAACTGCCAGTATCACTGGTATTCCCTCAGTAGATAGTTGAGGCTCACTTCCATCAGGTCGTAATCCCCGTCGCGTACCTCGTGCTTGTAGCAGATACCGCGCCAGTAATTGTGTCCCTGTGGTCCTGCGTATTCCTCGTCGTGTTGATAAAAGGCACCGGCTACCAGCCCACGGATACGTGACCCGTCCGGTAGAAACTGGCTACCGGTGAGCAAAGTCTGCTGGTGCCCTTGGGTAAAGGACGTCTTCAGCTTGTTGAGTCGGTTGTCGATCCCGCCACCGAGTACCCCACGGGTGAGGGACTGCGGGTTGGCGAAGTAATGCGAGTATATGATACCGTCCACGGTCTTGAGCTCCAAGAACGGCACGTACTCCACGTCGGTACTCTCGTACGGCAGGAATAGGTGCCTACCCATGATACCCTCAAGCTGTACCGGGTCGTCGTTGATCGCCCGTTGCATCCGGTACTCGTGGTTGCCCTCCAAGAAGATGATCCGGGGGGCGTACCCGCGCTTGTTACGGATGGTACGGTGGAACTCCTGCCACTGGTGGTTGGCAAACTCCACGTCCGCCATGAAGTTTTTACCTTCAAAAAACTTGCTCCCCGGCTTCTCGTAGCTGGAGAGGGAGGGCAGGTCGTACCAGTCACCGGCGACTACCACCACGGCTGGCTTGCGGTCAACGATATAGTTGGCGCAGGCTTGGATGTGTTCCGTAGGTACACCGGGACGTAGTTGTGTGTCCGGTACCCATACGTGCTCGTTCTTATGCTTTCTACGCTGTCTCGCCATCTAACTCAGTCTCCAGTAGGGATATTGCGGTGTCTACTCGTAGCTGGAGTAGGGATATTGCGGTGTCTACCTTCTTGTCCAAGGCAAGCGTTGTTAGTTCTGCTACCTCCGGTTCGTCTAGCTCCGTGCGTACGTCTTGGAGTACCCCAAGTATGAACGCTGTTAGTTCGCCTTTCATTACAACCTCCCTTTCTCGTTCCACGGCTCGCGGGACAGTTTCATTTCTGCCCCGGTCACCGGCAAAGATGGATTCTCTCCGTGCCTGCTCGATCCGACGCGCCTCATATCTTCGGTGGTGAGTGAGAACCCATCCGCCGGGGGGAGGGGATTTTCAGACTCCGTGCGTTGGTTTGTTAGACGGTACTGGTTTTCTAGACGGTACTCCTCGATACCGGCGTCGATGGAGGCGAGTAGCTCGGGGCTATGCTCACGTACCTCGGGTACCGGTAACGGGGGTTGCCAGTTCCAATCTACCACCGCGTCGATACCAAGGTGGTCGATGGCGTGTTGTAACTGTGCCAGCCCACGCCACGCGACGTGTACCGCATAGTCTAGCCCTACCTCCGGGTCGAAGTCGCCTACGTCCGTCTGGTGCCGCGCTATACAGTCACCGTGGTCGGGAGACTTGCCCTTGATCCACTTCGGGCGCTCCGGGTCATCCGGGTCGGCGTTGGGGGAGTGCTTCAGGTCGGCTCGCTTACTCAGCATGGCGACCACCATGAGAGCGTCAGGGAAGTACTTGAGAGTACCCCGGTGTAGCGGCATCTGCTTCCGCTCCGCGCTGGTCAAGTCGTGGCGATTCCTTATAGCCATGCGTTTGGTATCCTTCTGCCTACTGCCGCTTCGCATTTGTTACGCGCCGCCCACCCAAGGTGGTTCAGCTTCGTACCCTTGATCTTCCGGTTGTCCCGAAAGAGAAACCGTATCGGTACCTCACCGGTACGGCAAAAATCTGCCAGCCTACCCCGGCTGGCTTGGGTCATGCTCCCGCCCTTCAACTCTACGTATATGTCGGTACGCGGTAGGTATAGGTCGGGGGTATATGTAGCCCCCTTCCGCACGTTGCTCTTGTCGCAGTCTAGGCAGTACCCGGCACGTACCGGGCGGTTGTACTCGAACGGTCCGGGGTGGAACTCGTACGGGATACCTCTCTCGATCAGATCGTCTACGATCAGTACCTCGAACTCGGAGTCACACTTGTCTCCGTCCTCTGACCGGTATATCTTAGGCATCCTTACGTACCCCGGTAACCATAAGGTACTGCACCGTGTTCTGTGCGTACCCTTGGAGTAGGGCGGCGGCGAACGTCAGTTCCGATACCGAAGTCTCCTCAGAGACTAGCGGCATGAGTACCCGCTGGCTAGTACCGTCCTCGGCGTCCATCGTGCCTTGCCCGATCATGATAACAGATTGGATACGTCCCTCATCGTACGCCTTCAGTACCCTCCCCAGCATGGCACGGGTACCGTCCTTCTGAAAGCTCACTACGTTGTCGTCGTTCATTTGCACGTTCCTGTCGTCTGCGTTTCGCCTCGGCACCGCCCCGCTTGTGGGGCTTGACACCGTTGGCTCGTTTGGTTGTTCTTTCGCTCACATACCCCTCCGTACACAGTACTGTCGCCATACCTTGCAGGTACCCCGGCTCTCTACCACCAGTACCGCGTTGTCGGGACACCGGAGCGGTTCCGGCTTACACACGTTCCGCTTCACGGTTTTGGTGGTGAGGATTTCATCCACGGTTAGTGGTTCCTTACTGGCGCACCCAAACATAATGCCGATCACGGCGAGCAGGGCGAATATGGCAATGGTCTTTGCCCACTGAGGTACCTTACGGCGCATTTGGCGGCTCCCATGTTTCACCGGGCTTCTGTAGCATGTACAGAAGGGTAGCGTTCTCGATGGCGGCTTCGACCGCACCGGACAGTTCGTGTCCGTCTACCTCGCACTCAAAGTGCTCCGGGTACTCCCTCATATTCTCTTTGTACGCCAGTACCACCTTCGTCCACATGATCCACTCGTCCTCGTACTCGGGTAGTATCTTCGCGGCTTTCACCTTACCTACCTTGTACAGCCCCGGTATGTTGTCCGAGTTATCGCCGGTCAGCATTTGCCGGTAGAAGTTCAGCGTAGCTTCCTCGTACGTAATGAATCGCGCTTCCTTGTGGTGGTAGTTGTAGAAGTGACCGGGTACGTTCTCCAAGTCCTTATCGATGGTACAGATGATCGTAGCGCCTTCCTTGGCTTCCCACTGTAGAATGGACACAGCATCGTCAGCCTCCATACCGTCTACGACCTCCGCTCCCCACCTACGTTCGAGGTACTCCCGAATCTCTTTGTACCAGTACGGACGGGTACTCCGATCTCGGTTGCCCTTGTACTTCCTGAGTGTGGCTAGTTCGTCGCGGAAGTTACCGGTACCTGTCAGGAACAGCCGGAACTCTCCGATCTCTTGCCCGGTATGGTACAGGTACTCCGCTACGTTCTTCTCGATATCTCGGAGGGTTTGCTTCACACGCCCGTAGACAATAGCCTCGTCGGACGTGGGTATCGCTACAAGCTGGTGAGCTATCTCGGCAGGGTCTAGGTTCAGCAGGCGACAGTACTCGTCCCGCGCAGCCGCGTTGTAGAACTTGGCTACGTGCCGGGTGTCATAGTCGCGGTCATCCGGGTGCTCCGGGTCCACGTCTACCCACTCGGTATACCACACTCGGGTTTCGAGGGAGAACCCTACCCGATACACGAGCGGGTCTGCGTCAACGAGTACTGTTACCTGATCCGACATTAGAAGTCCTCGTCACCGAAGTCCTCATCGGTACCGGTATCTTCCTCGTTCTCCGGGTCGAACTCGTCCGACTCGTCGGCTTCGTCGTTGTAGCGCTTCACCGCGCCCAACTCACCGATATCGGCGTAGAAACCGGCAGTGATACGGTCCAGAGTAGCCATGAGCAGCCCCTCTTTCTCCGCAGCCTTGCTGCCGAGCTTCAGGATACCTGCGTCCTGCATGAGCGTCAGTACCGCGATGGCGTCCTTACGAGAGGACTGGTACCGGATACCGTTCTCGCGCTCCGGGTCCGGCTTGAAGCCTCCGCCCCGCTTCTGGTAACCCCCACGGCTACCACCGCTGGCATTGGAGCCACCTTCGGCGGGGGGAGACAATTCCTTGACCTTGGTAATGACCACGTTCTTACCGCGCCGCTCCACCCTGATCTTGACCGTCGCCCCCTTGCGGATAGAGTCCGCAGTGCTCTGAGAAGCAGAGTACCACTCCCCATCTTCCAGCTTGATGCGGATGCTGTCATCGAATTTCGACGGCATCTTAACCGCTACAAGCCCCTCAAATATGTCTGACATAATTTGGTTCTCCGAGTTAGTGTTAATAGGTTACCACGAATTAGGGTCGTTGTCAACCCTGCCCTTTGTACCAGAAGGTACCGTCGCGTTCGACGTTTAGCTCAACTTCCTGCGAGTCCTTACTTGCCCAACGGGTACCTATCGTGATACCCACGCCGAGCGGGACGTTGAATTCAATGTGATACAGCCCTTCCAAGTACTCGTACACGTCCAGCGTGAATGTCTGGGTAGATAGTTCTCGGAACATAGCACCACTCTCCGGGGGGAAGTGCGCGATAGCCGAGTCGTGTACCGTGTTGAAAAGTACTATAGATGGATCGTTAACCCGGCTCCTGTGCCATAGATGGGTCACGGCAATCGGGATGATCTCCCCGGTGGCGAAGTTCTGTACCGGGTAGTTGTAGATCGACGGGGTGTTGTCGATGTACCCGCTTCGAGGGTCTTGCTTGGTACCGGGGAAGTACCACTTCATACCCCACGGCATTGCGTACTCTCCATTCGCCAGTACCGAGTACGTCCAGGTCTCCTGCGTTGCTGCCAACTCAGGGAACTGCTCACGGAACCACTTGTAGTACCGCTCCTGCTCCGGGGTACCTCGCCTACCTCCGTACAGGGGCTTGAAGGTTTCTTCCTTCGCGCCCTGACGGATTTCCTTCGTCACGTCCTCTTCCTCGATACCGTACAACTGGCAGGCGGTCTGGATGTGACGGTCAATGTCGTTGCGTATGTCAGATATGGCTCGGCTATCCTGCCCCAAGAAGGCGGCTACCCGGAATTCCAACTGGCTCCCGTCTACCTCCCCTACCACAGTACCCTTGGGTCCGCAGACCATCGGCTTGTAGGCGCGGGGCATGTTCTGTAGCTGGATACCCTTCTCGGTACCGTCCTCGAACTCCACACGTACCGAGCTACTACTCAGCCGGTGGGTCGCCGCGATGTGTTGGTTGAATTGTCCGTAGAACTTGCACTCCCGTTCTTCAACGATATGTCGCATAAATTCCAGGGTTTTAGAGAGTTGCGCTGACAAGTGACCAATACGCGCACGTAGTTCCTTGAACTGTACCTGCGCCTCGGTAGTACACTCCAGCTTCTCCAGCGTCCCGTTGTCCACCTTCGGCGCGCCGTTCGGGAACGCCTTGCTTGGTTTGTTGCGTATCTTCTTACTCCGCTTTTGTAGTTCCTGAAACTTCAAGTCACCATACACAAGGGTAGCCATGTCCCTCGTACTCCGGGGATTCATGTCGGGGTACTTCTGGTTCCACTCCCGTTCAGCAGCTTGGTACTCAGCTAGTACCCGGTCGTACTCCTGACGGACGGGTACCGGCGCAAGGTGGATACCCTGCGTTTCCATGTCCGCCAGTACCGGGGTGAAGATCATCCGGCAGGCAAGCGTGTCCACCTGTCCGTCCTTCTGTAGCTTACGTACCTGTCGCAAGAAGGTGCGGGTCGTGTCCTTCACGTCCTTAACTACCCGAGCCTTCACCAGTTCGGGGGGCATTTCGGTAGTGTCGATACCCACCTTGAGCATAGTGTCAACGGTGTACGCCTTCGCGGTACAGCCGTACCGTTGGGCGGTCTCGTTCAGGTTCACCCGCATCCACTGCCGGTTGGCGCGGATGATATGCTCACCGATCATGGTGTCGTACCCGATAAAGGTAGCCGGGTCGAGTCCCATGCGGATCAGCCACTTGTACTCGAACTTGATATTGTGTGCCACGAGGAAACCGCCAGCGCTGAGTACCGCCTCGATATCCGCCAGCAGGTCTGCTTGGTCTAGCTCGTTGCCCCGGTGGTACTCTACCTTGTCCCGCCCCTGTACGTACCACGCCGCGCAGACAAGCTGGTTGCGGGGGTCGGTAGCGTCACCGAAGCTGAAGGTAGTTGTCTCAAAGTCGAGACAGAGCCACGGTACGTTCTGCGTAAGGAACGCAGAGGGTAGTAGCTTGGGTGCTTCCAGCCACCACGGTAGCGCCTCGTCGGGTAGTTCTATATCTAGTCTTTCTTTAGGCATCTTTGAACCTGCAACTTTCGCCGTTGAGTACTTGGTGAATCACGGGTAGTGTCTTCATCTTTTTCCTCTTGTTCTTGCAAATGGTGATCGCCACCATGTCCCGGTTGGTTAGGGCTTCGTTGGTACCGATACCGAGCATCACGTCGGCGCAGCCGGGTACCCCGGTCTTACTGCCGTACGAGTCTGCCATAGTCATCACCGCCTTGTCCGGTATGGTACCGTCCGTGGCCGGTGACCCTTCTAGCGCGGCTCCTACCAGTATCATCAGGGTACGTGTTCGCTTACCCATTGCGCGAAGCTGTTGAGCCACTCGGTCAACCGCGCCCGTATTGTCCGACGCCGCTTCACGGCTCGGGGCGAGGTGCCGTACTTGGTTAACGGCACATACATCAGGCTTAAAATGTTCGATTGCCCGAGCAACGTCTTTTGTGGTACCGGGTACCGGGTCCGGTATGATAAGATTATCACCGCCGTACTTCTTACATCGCTTCTCGAATTCGTCTGGATTTGATTCTGCCCAATCAAGGCTGCAACCAGCAAGGCAGCAACCAACCCTTCTCTTAACATCATCCGGTAAATCCTCATTCTCAATCAGCAGTACCTTCTTACCTGCCCGTAGCATACCCGCCACGTTGTACAGACACAGAGCGCTCTTACCAACGTTCACACGTCCGATAATCACTACGCAGTGGCCCGGAAGTACCCCGCCCCGCAGCATCGTGTTGAGCCTACGTGGGTATAGTTGTATCGGGGTCTCCGGGTTTGCCGACTCGCGTACTACGTCGCCGTACGTCTTTTCCAGTACCCGGAACCCGCCCCCTAGGTCGGTGGCATCATTGAGTACTGTATATTTATCCAGTAGTGGGGATACTTCCTTGGCTGGCTTACCGGCGGCTATCGCCATAGCCAGTTCGTTACCAGCCCGGTGCCGCTTGATATCAAGTACCTCACGTACCACGTTAGCAGTTCCGCGCTCCGGGGTTATCTCACGAAATAGATTCGCTATCGCATCAGAGTGCTTCGGCAGTGCCTTGAGCATCCGGCTCTTAATGGTGTCCCGGTCACAGGTAGTTGCCTTCGGGTCGATGGTGTACCACTCGGCTACCTGCTCATACGCAGCCTGCGCTAGAGCGGAAAACTCCGAGGGGTCTACGTGGTCTACAATGGCGTCGTATGCACTCCTGTCATAGAGTACGGCGGCTAGTATCGCTGTCTCATCCGCCACGGGTTACCTCGCAGAGCATATCGAAATTCTCGTTATCCATATCCTTTACGTCCTCGTGGAACATCGGGATCGCGATGCCGCCAATGCTGTTTGCCAGATTTGCTGCAGCCGCCTGCGCGTCGTTGTCTAGGATAACACAGATTCTTGTCGGTGTCAACTCCCGTACCTCGTCCAGCGCCCGTTGCGGTAGGGAGGTACCGAGTAGTGCTACCGTTGGGAAGTACTGCGCTAGTCTCGCGGCGGACGGTTGGTCCTCCACGATACATACCGGTACGTCTTCCCTGTGGAATTTCGGGAAGTACCACGAGACCATAGGTACCTCGCCGCTGCTCATGTATGGTCGCAGTAGTGTCTTGGGTCCGTCCTTCTGGACTGACGCCCGTTCCACGTACCCGCGCTCCCTGCCATACATATCGTAGACGGGGAACACCCAAGAGTGCATCACCCGCCCGGTACACAGGATACCCACGAAGTCCTCGTGTAGGGAGTACCGCCGCCCGAGTAGTCTTGATGCGCTATCGGTTAGCCCAGCATAGTCCTTCCGCTCCCGGTACGGGTCGTACGTGGTACGCGCAGCACTAGGTTTTTCTGCTGCGGCGGGGGTACCTACCCGGTCGGTGGTACCGAACGTGGCGCAACCGGCGGACAGGCATTTGTACCAGTGTCCCCCCTCATCGGCGGGGCCGATCATCAGCTTGTTGTGCTTGCCGCACGTCGGGCAGGCTGTGTACAGTAGCCCGTCCTGCTGGTGTTGCTCCACGAATAGTCGTACCTGAGTACGTGCGTCACTCATTCATAACTCCACGGCAGGTCATCACAGGCCTCTAGT